CTTTATGAAAGACTTTGTACGTCTCCCTCCCCATGATCGGGAGGAAGTTCCAAAGTACCAAATATGGTATTGTAAAAGGTGAGAACTTTGATCCCGATCAAGGGCTACACATTCGCGTGTAGAGACAGCCACCTCTAGCTGTCCTATATTTATGTATTTGTTTCTAAATATAAAGTTTGTAAAGTTTATATTCAATACATAATGTATTCGGTAGAATATCGAAACCCTTCTACATGGGTATTGTCCTTTATAATGTTTCTAAGTTGTAGAAGCTAATGGTCTAGTATACCTATAGATGAAAGGACAACATCTAAAGAAATTAAGTGAATAATCAGGTCCAGCAGATACATAAACTCTAAAGGCTAATGATCTATAAAAATTTGGAATAATACATAATAAATCGTTAGCGTTACCATCACTTGATGTAAATTGAACTCTATAATTTGGATTGGTAAATTTAAATTTGTAATTTGTGAACATCGGTACATTGACACTAGCTGTACCATTAGTAGCTGATAAGGTAACACTACCCCCTGCACCATCAGAAAATCTCTCCATAGTATGTGTATATTTTATCTTATTGCATTAGCTGTAGTAGCAAAATAGGAACTTTGAACACCTTCACTAGTATATGAATCCCCATTATAATTCTTTATTTCAATATGAGTAGCTCCGTCAAGAGCATTATTAGTGTTAGTTGGGACTATATAATAATTTAAAGATCCTCTATAACCAATAAATGCTGGGGCAATAAGACTCAGTGGTGTAATAACCGACATAACTGCACTTACATCTGAGGTATTACCTTGATTCCGAACCTTATCCATTCCATAAGAGTTGTAACCAGGTAATACAGGGTGCTTATCTAGGATTACTTGATTTCTATAGTTGTTTGCACCTCCATCATCAGATGCTATACATCTATATTTTAATTTTCTGTGAAATAATTGTCTAAATGATAAAATTCTTTCTCCAAAATTTACATTATACCGCTCAGGAAGATCTCCACCAGCTACATTTCCACTCATAGTAACTGGAATCTCACAAGAGGAATTAGAAATTTCTAATGTACCTTCGGAATTATGCACTCTATTTTGAAATCTACGCATAGACTGATCTTTAACATAATTCTCGGCCGCAACTTGTGTTCTCCTAGGTTGAATTCTATCTTGGCTTTTGCCTGATGGATTACCATCTTCTCCTGTATACTTATCTGAGAGAGGATCATGATGAGGTACTACATATTCTGAACCTTGAGGTTCCCAATGCGATATCCATGAAGCAGTAGCTTCAGAAGGGTCAGAACCCGTGGGATAAGAGAATTCTAAATTTTCAGCACCTTTCACAAAAACAAGAAAGCTGCAATCACTCGTATCAACAGGTGCAGTTAAAGCAGTAAGAACACGTAAAGTTATTAATCCATTATAGTAAGTACCAACAGCAGTATCAAAAGATGGTGTAGAATTGAAAACAAATGGTGTCCAATCATTATCACCTACTTTTAAAAACGGAAGTGCCTGATGGTAAGGAACTCGAACTTCAAATTCAGTTTGATCAGACAAATCGATGATTTGAGTATAAGTTACAGTAGAGTTGCTAGTTGTATTTAAAATATTTGTAGTAGAATTACCCGTAGGATCGAATGTAAATCGTAACCAACCTTTGTGAAATTTACTAGATATAATAACAAACTTAAAAATGATATCTCCCCTCCAATATTTAAAAGGATAACTAGCTAAACTTATAGGAGTTTGAATTATAGATTTAAAACCTGGTGGTCCTGTAATGGATTCTACTCTTTGGAGGTTAGGCCCTACAGTGCTTGTAAAAAGGAGAGTATCAATAGCGTGAGTAATATTCCATGATCCATATCCTATCAATGATTCATGTTGTGTCATATATGAGATAGTCATTTGATCATAACGATCTGATCCTGTAATACCTGGATCTATTGAAAGTTCGTTCTTCGGATCTAAACATAATCGATTAATAGGATAGGATATCTCTGACGTAGCAAAATCTGGGGTTGTTTTATTAACTATAGGTATAGCATCTTTAATTACTGGAACATCAGTAAAACCAAATAATTTTGCTATATTACCAACAGCTCCAGCTCCAATACTCACAGCCCTAGCAAATCTTCCAATTACTGGTACATCTACTAATTTGGAAGCCACACCAGAGATAAAAGAAGCTGGTTTAGACACCACACCTTCTGATTCCCATTCACCACCTTGCAGAGCAAGAGCTATAGTAGGTCCTGATACATCTAAATCTTCTGCCCACGCATACGTTTGAATTGTAATAGAATCTCCACTTCCAATAGCTCCATTAGCTGATTTTAAAATATTCACAACATCAAATCTTAAAGTACCCATTTGTTGTAAAGCTGTCGCCCCTGCTGTACCACTAATAGGAATCCAATCCTTATGATATAGAAAAGGAAGTGTAATTTGACCACCTTGATTATTCTGTGGAAAAATCCACAAGTGTGGTAGTTGACTTCTCTGCATTAAAATAGATTGAGCATCCCCACTAGAATAAGTTATCAATGGATTAAGATCTTCAAGAGGACTATATGAAATTAACATTGAACCGTAAAAGAAAGGGCTAGCATTTATCATAATTTTTAACTTTAGTTTACACCTAAGAAAAGCATAATTATTGAGTTTATATTTTATATAAGTATTATTAAAAAATTCATAAAATGGTTTGATAGTTGTCACTGTTCCAGCTAACGTAGCACCTGTCCACGATGTGGTATTTATTAAGACAGGTCTAGATAGGAAATCACCTAATTCTGCTTTTTGCATCTTACCATAATATTCTGATAATTCCATATCTGGACCAAATTCTTTAATAGTACCCTGATTAGTATCTAAAAATTGAATATTTTGCTGTTCTTGTGTACTAACTGATGGGTTAGTATCCATTAAATTTTCTTCTGTTGTCGTTGTTTCTGCAATACAATAATACAATGTGGTTATGTGTATTAATTTCACCACAAGGAAGCTTTTGTTTTAGTTCCGGCTCCAACACTCCTTAAATAGGGATTTCGAGGATCGCTCTAGCAAGATACAAGGAGTAAGCACTCTATCTTAAATTAGATTTGCTTTAACTATAAATAATGATCAGATCAATACTCCAGGGGAAAGTTTGGTTTCAATTGGACATATTTCCGTAGCCCAGTCGAGGATTAAACTAATTCATAATCCTCAAATTTAATCTTAAGCTCATCATATTGAGGAAGAACCCAATCCTCCATCATATGTTCAATATGACATTCTTTAATAATATTACTTAAAATTTCTCGCTTTTGATTAAAAATCTCACGTCCATGAAGGAAATACTCCCTCATAACACTTCCTATAGTACTCAAACATTGTTCTTCAGGAATATTAATTGTACTGGGGATCCACCTCGTCATACATTTATGGATAGAATTTTCATCTAATATTGCAACATATGATTTTAATTCATCATCATAAGTAAATGTACGTTTTAAAAAAGTAACTTGAGATATATCGCTAAAAGCTCTACTCGCAGAGTTTTTATCGGCCATAGTGTAAGTGATACCAATCTTGCTCATTTGCTCAGCCATAATAGTATGATTAAACCAGGATCTAGCCTTACGGCCCACAGCAACCAAATTATCATCACCATATATGACTCTTTTTACATTTTGAGAATAGGTTTCACATTCTTTATTTGGATTGGCATTATAATATGCATAACGTAATAATAAATCTCCTACAATAGAATTAATTTCCACGGTAAAAATATGCCCACTAGGATTGGTACCAAAAAATTCTATGAGTGTACCATCAAATTCACACCAACTGTATGCTATATCATAAGCTATAGCCCGTAAAACCTTAACTTCTTCTAAAGAAAATCCTCCAACAGTACAAACATTAATCACAACTTCAAATGCTCCCAAAATTAGAGCAGCAGACATTGTTTTATCATATTTAGAATAATCTCCAGCAAACAAATGCTTTAATCCAGGGGATACTTTCTGTAATTCATAAACAATTTGATTCCATTCTTTAGAGGTAGCATTAATTCCTATAGCACAACCAAATGCAAACTTATGATTCTTGAGTAATCTCATAAAACCCATAAGGTACTTACGTTGTACCATAGCAAAATCAACAGGAGCGCCACAGAAAACTCTTGTTTTCTTCAGAGCCGCTTTTTCAGCCATAAGTACTTCATCTTTCAAATGAGCTTTAAATATAGGTGAGTATCTCTTACCTTGCTTATAAGTATCTTCACATAATTTAATTCGATTCATAATATCTTCAGTGAAAGTGACTCCCTCAGGATATTCTTCACTAACATCTGGTATTAAAAATTGTCTTTTACTGCAATTCCATGGGAAACCAGCTGAAGTACTTCTTTTTATACCATCTACATACGTAATACCTGGTAAACCATTAATAGTAGTTTTAATATCATAAACATGAACCATATGTTTTATATCATCTATTGGGATTTCATTGAGAATATCGGCTGTATAACTCTGTATACATTTCTCTAGAATAACTTCATTTAATCCAGTATTTGTTTTAACCATAGCACTAAGAGCTATATTCCAAGGTTCCCATGATGTCATACACGGTGCACCTCCTATATCCTTGAATCCATACTTAATAGCGGAATCATACATAAAAGTTTTACAGGCTTTACTAGGTCTATTCTTTCCACTTAAAGGAAAAGATCCATATACATTACAATGTCCTTGTGGGATATAGCGGATATGCGATTTCTCCCTTAGAAAATTATTTAATTCAATTTCTGGTTTAGTTAACTGAGGAATAGAAGGTTCTACAATTTTATCGATCCAATCTCTAATAATACTTAGTCTTTCTTGCGTAAATGCTGTACAGCAACCTACATTCATCTTAGTAACAGAACCAAGAGAATGTATACCCAATAATACTAAACCTCGAGCGGTCTTAGCAAATACAGGATTTCCACAGTCTCCTTTTTTAGTACTATCACTTAAAACACCGGTATATACAGGTAATTCTAAAGTTTCTAGAGGGGTATTAACAATTGAGAAAGTATAATTACAATTTATCTCCCTATCTTCCCTTTTAAGGTAAAGAATTCCATAAAGATGAACATTAAGATCTTTTAAGGGTATATACTTGAATATATTGGCTTTAGGTGGGATTTGTTTAAATCTATAATAACACAGATCATGAGTACTATCAACGCGAAGCATCTTCATATAAAAGATACAATTTTTAACATTGTTAGATACTCCATCAGTAGATGAAAAGTTTTGTAAAAGTTCAAAGGAATGTTCGTTCATATCTTCTTTAATAGTGTGTAAATTTGTAACATAAACATCGCCACCCAAGCACAACCAATTTATAAAGTAATCACTACCACTTGGTGAGATGAATTTAGTGACTATAACATTATTCTTAATCTGTCTAATTATCTTTTCAGTATTTTGATTGCTTACAGAGGCACTAGATATATCAACGGCTGGTTGTAAAAATACGTTGTTGTTATAATACCAATCTTCACACCGTGGTTTTTCTTTGGTTAATGGTGTAGGTTTTCTCCCTGTTGAAATTTCTGCTCCTTCAGTAGTTAGTTTAGAAGAAGAGGTTTTCTTTATAGGATCTTCACATACAGATTGTTCCTTAATTCTTATTTCTTGAGTATTACTCATACTATAGTTGAGTTGTGTTGAATCTTTAGAACACTTTTTTCCAACCCAATAACCAACACTAAGTAGTGATAAACATTTGAAAATAGTCTTAAATCTATTATAGTTTTCAGAATTTAAGTGAAGTAATTTTATAAAATCACGATCTAAAGCTTGAAATACATATTTCAAAAATGTAGTCTTATTCTTTTTATCTTTAAAACAAAAAATTAACCACTCCCATAAATTAGGGAAGAAAGTTAATAAGAACATAGTACTTTGTATCAGAATCCAAGTTCTACATATATCAAACCATTCGCAACATTTAAATTTTACTTCATCAAAACATTCTGGTTCCCATTGAACACAAGAGCAATGTTTTGATGGTTTATAACAAGTTTTACATAAATCATTACAAGTGTATAAACCTTCTTGAATGTTCGTTACAGCTCTTTGTTCATTACGATGTTGAATGGCTGCTTGACTATACCAAGCTAAATAATCATAAATATTCGTAAATTCATACATAAATTCATGTTCGTAAGATTGAGTGTTTGTGGCTTGATCTAATTTACATGCTTTAACTTTCTCAACTCGAAAATTCCAATAGTCAGGTCGTTCTCCTTCAACAAAATGAGTATTTAATTTAGTTTTATCTAGCATTCCATCTTTGGATAACTCAGGTTTAGGTGTAACTGTTACTACCCAAGGTAATCGACGCAATGCAGCTGCTTGATTATTAAAATAATAGGCAACGTCCAAATGCTTAACATTAGTTGACACTATTATACACTCAGATCGAAAAGCAATTTTACCTTTCTTTTCTGCTTCAGCTTGCTCAGTTATTACAGGTAAATTATTACATAATCGAAAGATAGTATCTAAGGATCTTGGAATTTCCATAACTTTACTTGATTTTTCACTTGAGACATCATCAATAATAGCACACCACATGCTACTCTTAAAACCGTCAAAGTGTTTCTGTCTTATATTTACATTATATTTATAATGAGAACCTATTAGTTTATTAAACGTGTGAGCATATTGTACATACATTAAATCCATCAATTGAGTTTTACAAATACCACTTGAACCATATATTAAAGTGCAGAAAGGGGCTTCTCGTTCTTTCATCACAACCTCTTCAGCTTCAAGATTAAATTTAACTCCTTCAAGATCTTTTAATAATGTTATCATAATCTTTCTCTGGTAACAACCAGAGGGTAAATTTTTATATAGAAGTCTACCTGAAGCCTGACAAGTATCAACTCGATTTTGAAACAAATCCTTGTCCATAGTAGCTAAAAGAGGGTCAACTTGTCTCTTAGATTCTCTCAATAAGATATCAACTTCTTTATTCCAAGCTGAAAAAGTTGTTTCGCTACCAAAGAGTGGAGTGAAACTTTTAGTTTTAAAACAAGAATATAATCTAGAACAAATTAAAAGAATAGAATCTACAATATACATAATAATATTACTTTCATTAACATTAATATCTTTCTTTCTATCTTTAGCGAAATTAAAGAACATCTGAACTAAGAAATGATCCTTAAACTTCAGAGTATATTTCATACTCAAAATAGCTACAATATCACAAGCTCTTCGTACACATTCTACTTCAGTAATACTAGAGAAAATTTTATTTATAATTTCTCTTATATTATCAAATATGTTAAGATCTTTTTCGAAATCCAAGCTTTGCGTTTCAAAATCACTTTGTTTATCTAGAAAAATCTCAGCTATCTCTCTCAAAATCTCAAATGAACCTAACAACAAACTTTGTTCTGGATACATGAACTTTATAAAGGATAAAATAGCTATCGCAATTTGTGATTTTGTCTTACTATTATTGAGAAGGGAGGCAAACAAAATAACTGATTCAGTTACACTGATTAAATCATCAGAATCTTTGAAAATATCTCTCAATTTAGAGCAAACATCATCAAATTGATCATAATTGGAACCTTGTAGTTCCCACGAATCGGGTGAAATTATTTCTGCATAACGTGGATTTTGCGCTTCCCATAATTGAGAAGGCATACTTTCTTCCATCTCATTACGAGACTCTTTATCACGTCTTAAACGTTTTTCAGTCAAATCTTTTTTATATAATCGACGTTTTTCCATACGCTGTGTAAGTTCATATTGGCGGTATGAACCACTTAAAAGTTTTTTAAAATCGGAACTCTTCGCTGTTGTACTGTGATTCAAATTTGGCTTATACTTTTAAATAAAAAGAGATTAGTTTAATTACATAATCTAAGGTAACTTAACTGATCCATGTAAGGTTCCCGTTAAGGGGGTCGTTATCATGCCAACGATTAGCAAGTATTCACTTACCATTCCTCAACATTTTTGCATTTTCGGAGCAATTATATTATATAAACTCTTATAGTATAAAGACGTTATGGGGGAGCATAAGAACTTGTACCCCTTGCGAGTGCCAATCGGCGTCTTCACTCTCTTCACATTATATATACACTCGTACTACATGTATTTATTATTATTTAAATTTTTATTTTGTTTTATTATTTTAAATATTAAGTCTTAGAAATAAAATAAAATTAAAGTTGTAAATATCAACAATAATGATAATTAACATTGAATCACTATAGCGCTTACTGTGCACTATACAATTCATGTATAAAAATATGTGTAGTGTTAGATTTACCATAGCGGAATTTATACCTCTATGTAATCTTTCATTTTTCCACTAACATATATTATATATGTTAAATAATCTATTACTATCAGTATAAATAACAATAATTATCTATATTATATCTAATGATATAATATAT